TGCTATAATAGAATCTTAGACAGTAAAGAAAAGGACTTGCAAATGACTACAGAATTCAAATCTTGGGAAGAGTTGACACAATTGGAACAAGCTCGGGAACTTTACTGGGACATGTACAAGGACGCTTACGGTGTTCGCCCCCGTGGTGTTGACACCTCACACTGGACCCTTGAAGATTTTGAAGCTGAGTTTGAAGGACTCGGTGTAGCTATCGAGGCCGAAGAAAAGGTCCGTGTTGCGTCAGAACAACACTCAATTTTCTCTTTTGAGAAACGTATCAGTGACCTTATGTTGTCAGGTGCCAAGGACCGTGCAACAGCAATGCGTTGGATCCACGACGCTGAGGACACTCAAGGTGATGATGAGTACTTGTGCTATACATTGGGCTTGCCCTATATGTATTTTCGTAAGGTAGCATAATTTGACAATAAATGGCATTCATGCTATAATACTTGTATTGATTGATTAACACACAGGAGAAGCTATGTCTACAGTTCGTATTTTGTCAGGTTCATATCGCAATGAAGCAGTTAAAGGTGAAGTGTTCACACTTGTTAAGGGTTTTCAGACAGGTAAAAAAGGTAGTTATGTGACTGTTAAAAATGATGGTCAGTTCCCAGGTCGTAGTGCTGAGATTAAAATCTTAGTAGATACGATTGATAATATTGAATTTTTAAATGGAGATAAAGTTATGGCTAATGCTGTAGTAGAGTTTAAGAAAGAAGTAACTAAAGAATCAGAACAAGAAGCAATGGACCGTATTGCTACACGTTTTGAGGTTCTTGATGAAATGTCACGTGCTTGTATCAATGGTGATATTCGTGCTATGATTGTTTCAGGCCCGCCCGGTGTCGGCAAAAGTTATGGTGTTGAGACACAAATGGAAAAAGCAAGTATGTTTGACAAACTTGCAGGCAAACGTGTGCGTTTTCAAATTGTTAAAGGTGCTATGACAGCATTGGGTTTGTATACTCAACTGTACAAGTATTCTGACACAAAGAATGTGTTAATTTTTGATGATTGTGATTCAGTTTTTACTGATGACTTGAGTTTGAACATTCTCAAGGCAGCATTAGATTCAGGCAAGACACGTAGAATTTGCTGGAATTCAGATTCACGTTTGTTGCGTGAAGAAGGTATCCCGAATACTTTCAACTTCAATGGTAGTGCTATCTTTATCACTAACTTGAAATTTGGCAATCTGAAGTCTAAGAAATTGCAGGATCACTTAGAAGCATTGCAGTCACGTTGTCACTTTCTTGACTTGACAATTGACGGTGATCGTGACAAGATGTTGCGTATCAAGCAAGTACATCGTGATGCTGATGGTGGCTTGTTTAAAGATTATGATTTCAATGAAGAACAGTCACAAACTGTTATTAACTTCATGTGGGACAATCATACTAAATTGCGTGAAGTGTCCTTGCGTATGTGTTTAAAGATTGCAGACTTAGTTAAGATCAGTCCCAGTAACTGGCAGAATCTTGCTAAGACAACTTGCATGAAAGCATAACCCCTGCAGTGTGCGTAACGGCAATGTCAATAAGCCCGTTTCGTTAATATTTTTCGTTAGTTCCTTTGTTAATTACTTTTGAGAGACTTTGGTCTCTCCTTTTTTATTGATTTTTTGTTTTATTTGTTGTATAATTAGTGAATGATTGAATTGAATAATAAAGAACAATTGATATATTATATGGCTGCCAACTTAAGATTAAGTAGGTATGACATTAGATTCCTTCAAAATCTTGAGAAAATTATATTAATTAAAAAACGTATCACTAGCAATCAATCAAATTTAGTGGATAAACTTATTGAAAAATATGAACGACAATTTGTAAAAAATCAAATGTTCATTAAGGATTTATCAAACCTTCCTTGGAAAACACTTGTAGTAGAAACTACTGATGAATATACATCCGCTCATATAGGTATTGTAGATGATAATATCATTCTAAAGACACCTTACAATAAAGCATTTATTACAGCATTTAGGAATCTTAGTCAATCTAGTTTTGTATGGGATAATACAAATAAATACTATATTGCTGATTTGAGTACCTTCTCACTAAAATTAGCATTACGTATGACTGCAATTTTCTTCAATGAAATTAGATATAGCGATAATGTTAAGAAAATATTAAACCAACAAGACTATTACAAAGATGTAAAATATTGGACACCCACATTAGTTTGTATTAATGGAAATTATATGATAGCATCTACTAACTCTGCATTAAATGAAGCTATCAAACATATTACTTTAAATACAGAATTATCTACATTAGCAGAACTAGTGCGATATGGAATAGAGATTGATAACAATATCTTATTAACTGATGAAGAACGATTTGCCGGCTCATATAATCCCAAAGTAGAATTAACAAACATATGTGACATTGTGCCATGGTTAAAAAATATCAAATGTGATTATGTCTCTGTATCGGGTGTAGCATTGTCAACTAATGTAAAGTTTAAAAACGATTTAAAGATGGCATTAGAAATTGCCGGGATACGTTATAATGATACTCCGGGATTTATGCTACACGATAATATGAGTAAGTATAAGTTCCCGGTAGTAATCAAATTCAAATTGATAAGTGATACCGATCATGCTAACACAGCAAAAGTAATCAACGTGGTAAATAGTCAACCAGTTAACTTGGAAAAGAATGAAACAATGTAAAATAATCGTCAAAGACGAAGTGAATGTAAAGATAGAGGGACTTGAACTATCAGAGCGCAAAGCACTGATGAAAATGTTTGAGTATGAAATACCCGGAGCACGTTATCTACCTGCAGTAAGACTAGGTAGATGGAATGGTAAGGTAAGCTATTTCAGTTTAGCGGGTAGTACATACATTAACTTGTTACCTGAAATACTTCCTTACCTAGACAATGCAGGATATGACATTGAACTAGATGATTTAAGAGATTACACTACAACCTTTACTTTTGACAAAGTGTCCGAGGATACATTCAAAAATAAGAACTGGCCTAAAGGTCATCCCAAAGAAGGTGAGCCAGTAGTATTACGTGACTATCAAATTGAAATTGTAAACAACTTCCTAGAAAACCCGCAATCATTACAAGAAATTGCTACCGGGGCAGGTAAAACACTGATGACTGCGGCATTATCTAATAGCGTTGAGAAGTATGGTCGTAGTATTGTTATTGTTCCAAACAAATCATTAGTAACACAAACAGAAGCAGATTATATCAATCTAGGATTAGATGTTGGTGTATACTTTGGTGATCGTAAAGAGTTTGGTAAGACACATACTATCTGTACTTGGCAAAGTCTTAACAATATGCTTAAGAAAACAAAAGCGGGTGAAGCAGAAGTGGATATCGGAGACTTCATTGAAGGTGTTGTATGTGTGATGGTTGACGAAGTGCATATGGCAAAAGCTGACGCACTAAAAACATTGCTTACTGGTGTATTTGCTAAAGTACCCATTCGTTGGGGATTAACAGGAACTATCCCTAAAGCTAAGTTTGAAGCACAAAGCATCTATGTAAGTTTGGGTAATGTTATTGGTAAACTGTCAGCAAGCGAATTGCAGGACCAAGGTGTATTAGCACGTTGTTACGTTAACATCATGCAATTACAAGATGGTAAAGAGTTTACCAATTATCAAAGTGAATTGAAACACTTGTTAGAAGATAGTGAAAGATTAGATAAGATAGCTAGTCTTATCAGTGGTATTAATGATACAGGTAATACATTAATCCTTGTTGATAGGGTTAATGCAGGAAAAGAGATTGTTAACAGATTACCCGGTAGCGTGTTTGTTAGTGGTGCTACTAATATGAATGAAAGGAAAGAAGAATATGATGAAGTTGCTACAAGCAGTAACAAGATTATAGTAGCTACTTATGGTGTTGCGGCTGTTGGTATTAACATACCTCGTATTTTTAATCTTGTTCTGATTGAACCCGGAAAGAGCTTTGTTAGAGTTATCCAATCTATCGGGCGAGGTATTAGAAAAGCAGAGGATAAAGACCATGTCCAAATCTACGATATAACAAGTAGTTGTAAATTTGCCAAACGGCATTTAACCCAACGTAAAACCTTTTATCGTGAAGCAAACTACCCGTTTGATGTAGAAAAGTTGACTTATAGATAAGAATGTGATAGAATAAAAACATGCGTATATTAACACTTGAAAACGAATTTTATAATTTAGAGACATTGCCTGAAGAGATTGACGACCTTCGCTTTGCGATACTAGATAACAGTAATCCACAAAACGTAGATTATCATTATATCCCATTAATCTTTTTGGAATCATTTAACAGCCCTGCATTAGTATTAAGAATAGGCAATCAAACAATTAAAATGCCAGTAGATTGGCAGATATTAATTGGTGAACAAGAACACGGAGATTTAGAAACATTGCCTTTAACTAGTATCAATGATAGAGGCTTCAACGCATTTGAATTTAATCCATTAACTAGTTTCAGCCCGTCATTTGTACCAATTGAAATTGTAGACATTTATCACGATGTAACATGGTATGCACCTCGTTTGAAGAATGGTCAATTCTTATGTGTGCCTATTGATGATGGTCCTAAGCCTCGTTGTGTATATTTTGTTAAAGAGATTAGTCGTAACTGTGAGATTGTAGATTATAGTCAGGCATTCTAATGGTAACTAAAAAGAGTACTCCTATTGATGAGAAATTTGTAGCACAAGACTTTGACTTGTTTGATGCTCTTACGGCTATGGACAAGAAAGACTATGGTTATTATGATAGATTAACAGAAGAACAACAAAAGAAGTTCGTTCCCTATATGATGACACATTGGATGAGTGCTATCAAAGGCTCAGGAGATGTTCAGGGTTATTATCTACGTAGTGTAGACTATCACGCAAATAAACATCTATTCAATGAATATGTGCAGAAGCATCCTAAACTACAATGGTATATGTTGTGTGCTAGTAGTCCTGGATTAGGTAAACAATTTCATCAATGGATCCCACACTTAGG